AGATCACGCTGAAGAAAGCCCCAACCCATAAACCAGTGTGCCATGATACCGCAAACCTCCATCGACCGCATCTTAGACCGTGCGGACATCGTTTCGGTCATCGGTGAGTATGTGGAACTCAAGAAGCGCGGCATGAACTACGTCGCCTGCTGCCCGTTCCACAACGAGAAGACACCCAGTTTCGTCGTCAGTCCGGCACGCCAGACCTGGCACTGCTTCGGCGGCTGCTCAGAAGGCGGCAACGTCATCGGTTTCCTCATGAAAAAGGAAGCACTTACCTTCCCCGAAGCCGTACGCAAGCTCGCCGCCCGTTACGGCATCGCCATCGACTACGAACCCGAAAGCAACGACCAACGCGAGAAACGGCAGAAACGCGAAGCCCTTCTACTGCTCAACGGGCGCGTGGCGGACTTCTATGCCCACTGCCTGAACGGCGAACAAGGACGGAATGCCCTGCATTACGCCCACTCGCGCTTTTCGGCAGACTACTGTGCAGAGATGAACCTCGGCTATGCCCCTACGGGCAACGCCCTGCTCGCCTGGGCTTTCGAGCACGGCGAGAACGTGGACTACCTAATCGAACTCGGCTTGATAAGGATAAGGGAGAAACGAGACAAGAACGAAGACATACAAATGTACGACTTCTTCAGGGAAAGACTTGTCATTCCTATAAAGAACAGACAACTGCAAATCATCGGCTTTACCTGCCGGGATTTGACAGGCAGGGACGGCACAGCCAAATACCTCAACAGCACCGAGAGCCTTGTCTATCACAAAGGCAGGAGCGTGTTCGGCATCGACTTCGCGTGGCGCGAAGCAATCAAGACCGAACAATTTTTCCTCGTCGAGGGCGCACCCGATGCGATGAAAATGCAAAGCGTAGGACTGCACACCGCCGTCGCTCCGCTCGGCAGTGCATGGACGGAAGACCAGCTACTGCTGCTCAAACGCGCTGTACCCTCTGTCTGCTTCATTAACGATGCCGACCCCGTGCCCGACGGTAAGGACTACGGTAACGGCATCGCCTTTGTCCTCAAAAACGGAGACCTCGCCCTAAGATTGGGGCTAAATGTTTCCGTAAGAGAACTGCCCTGCAAGGAAGGCAACCTGAAGCAAGACCCCGGTGACTTCTTTGCGTCCGCTTCAAAATTGAAGCAGCTGCGCGAAGAAGACTTCATCCTTTGGGCAGCACGGAAACTCGTCAGGAAAGACGATGGCAACTTCAAGAAGTACGATGCACTGATGAAGATAGCCGAACTCGCCTCGTACATAACCGACGACACACGTCTGGAAATGTACATCGAGGACCTGGTCAAGTTCCGCAAAGGCAAGGACTGGTGGCGCAGCGTCATCTACAACAAACGCCGCGAACGGAAGCAAGCAGCGCAGAATAAAGGCGAGATAGACCTCAGGCAGTACGGCTTCGTGGAAGAACACGGCGCATACTGCGGCATCAGCGACAGAGGAGAACAGCAGTGGAGCAATTTCACAATGCACCCACTCTACCATATCCTTGACGAAGATTCACCACGACGACTATTTACCGTCAAGAACCAAAGAGGACAAGAGCAAATCCTTGAACTCACGATGGAAGAACTCAACTCCTTGACGAAGTTCCGACAACACTTGGAAAGCATTGGTAACTTCCAATGGAGAGCAGGAGAAGCAGACCTGCAAAAGTTGAAGATATATCTGTACGACAACACCGAAACCGCGAGAAAGGTTGCACAGCTCGGCTGGCACCCCAGCGGCTTCTACGCTTTCGGCAACGGCATCTGGCAGGACGGCGCTTTCCATAAAGCCGACGACTTCGGCATCGTCTCTTTGGAAAAGCAGGGAAACTGGTATATCCCTGCCGCCAGCAAAATATACCGAAATGACAAGACACGATTTGAACGGCAAAGAAAGTTTGCCCACAGCACCTTCGCTTCTGTCAGGTTCGCTGATTACATAGAAAAGTTTGTCCACGTCTTCGGCGACAACGGCAAAGTGGGACTTTGCTACTTCTTCGCGAGTTTATTCCGAGACATCATCACTTCACACACACGCTCGTTCCCTATCCTCGATTTATTCGGCCCGAAAGGTTCGGGAAAAACCGAGTTAGGAACGGCATTGATGGCTTTCTTTGTCGCAGACAACAAAGCACCCAACTTGAAAAACTCCACACACGTCGCCCTGAATGACGACGTGGCATTTGCGAGCAACGCCCTTGTACATTTTGACGAGTACAAGAACGACGTGCATCCTTTCAAGATAGAGTTCCTCAAAGGACTGTACGACGGCGTAGGACGCACGAAGATGGGCGGCTCTGACTATGACGAGCGCAAGATGACTTCCGTCAAGTCGGGCGTCATCATCAGCGGCCAGGAAATCCCGACCGCAGATATTGCGCTGTTCCATCGCTGTATTTACCTCTCCTTTCCGAGAAGTGAATACACCATGGAGGAACGCCAGCGTTTCGCCCAGCTGCGCGACATACAGAAGAACGGACTGACTTCCCTGACCTTGCAGGTCTTGGAACTACGCAAGAGCGTAGAAGCCCGTTTCCTCGAAGAATACGACAACGTATTGCATGAGATAGAGAAAGCCACTAATCACGCGCCCATTGAGACGCGCATTGTGGAGAATTGGTGCAAGATGCTCGCCATTTACCGATGCGTTGCAGAACGCTTGCAGCTGCCCTTCGACTACAAGGACATCTTCAAGATCTGCAAGGACGGACTTGTCACGCAGAACAACATGAGCGGAGAGGGCAACGAAGTCGCCAAGTTCTGGGAAAGCGTCATGTATCTCCGCGCCAATGGAGATATTTACGAAGAAGCAGACTACAGAATACAGGAACTCACTTCCGTCTCTACTGACATCATCAGGGAAAAGATATACCCGAAGACGCACAAGGTATTATTCCTCAACACCTCGCGCATCTTCTCCCTCTACAAAGAGTCGGCAAGACGCACGGGCGACAAGGTTATTCCCGATGATGCCCTGCGTGAGTACATGAAAAACGCCGACTACTATCTCGGTCGTAAGAAAGCCTACCGCTTCAAGAGTATCGTCAAGGGCATTGACGAAAACAAGTCCCGCACACTCTCGGCTTTGGTGTTTGACTACGAACTGCTCTCGGAGCGTTTCTCCGTCAATCTCACCTCGCAAGCCGGCTTTGATACTGTGCAGGAAGAAACCATGCCGATGCCCGAACCCGAAGCACCCGAAGCCGAAGAACAAGAACTGCCATTTTAGGGCACACATCGCACACATCTCTATAAAACACTCGCGCACACGCGCGTTACGCGCGAAGAAACAGCGCACAACAAGGACAACAACAGACAACAAAATGTATATAAAAGAATATCAGGAAATTACAAGGCAATTTTTTGTTGTCGCTTTTTCAAATCGCGACAACAGAGGACAACAAAATGACCTTTTTTCAAAGGCTATGACAACAAACCCCATAAAAACAGGGTGTGTTGTCCTACTTCCAAAATAGCCTTATCCGTTGAAAATCAGCAGTGTTGTCTGTTGTTGACCTTTGTTTACACAAAAACAATACGCGCGTGCGCGAGAAAATTATGAAAGACTTTGTCGTACATATAAAGGTAGAGAAGTACATCAAGCAATGGCTTGAGCACTCCTTGGGAAACCCCGTCCGCTTTCCGCCGCACTCCTATGAAAACGAAGTTCTGCGGCGCAACCTGCAGAAACGTACGTGGAACACAACGCCCGTGCTTCACACTGATGCAGACAGTGTCGCCATCGTCATACCCGACACGCGCCACCGTAAGCCCGAGTTTTACAACTACCTCGGCTTGAAAGCGCAAAGGCAGGTCGTCTCAGCCATTGACGGTCTGTTCCGTCTTGCCCTTTGGAGTGAATGCGCTCCGCTCATACACTCCAAACAGGAACTCAACGCAGGCATTGACAAGTGGTGCAAGGAACACGGCATTGAGCTGGACTATCGGGAAGCCGTAAGGCAGAAATTCTACCGCATAAGAAAGTCCTATCAGATAAAAGGCATCATTCTGGGAAAAATTTACCGAAAAAAAGTGCGACAAAGTATCAACAAAACGAACACGGAAGAAAAGAGATAAAATGAATAAAATATACTTCAACCGGATGCAGAGAGAAGCCACCCTCATACGCGCCAAGCGTACCGTCGTCTGTGCAGGGCGCGGCACGGGTAAGGGCTTGCTTCACGCCGCCATCAACCTCGCCAACTTCCAGCAGATGCCTGGGAGTACTACCGCCTTCGTCGCGCCCAACGCCAAGCGTGCCCTGACGAACACGCTGCCGTCGATGTTCCAGCATTGGGAAGCGTGGGGCTACAAGCGTGGGCTGCATTGGGTGGTCGGACAGAAACCGCCGCGTGCGCTCGGATGGCCGGAACCGCTCATCGCTCCCCAGAACTATGACAACATCATTTCGTTCTATACGGGAGCAATAGGACAAATCATTTCGCAGGACAGACGGGGAACGTCCAACTCCAAGTCGTTCGACTTCCTCGACATCGACGAAGCCAAGTACATCGATCTTGAGCAGCTCAAATCCGAGACCTTTCCTGCCAACCGTGGGCAGGTCAAGGAGTTTGGAGAGTTACCCTATCATCACGGTATGCTTATCACTAGTGATCTG